GAAGAAGGATAAAAATATATCCGTATAAATGCGTAATCACTACTGACGTCACTCTTGGTTCTGTTCTTACTAACAATGCTACAGATGGTGAAAAAACAATTTATTATAAAGATTGTATTGGGGTTCAGTACAAGAGACCTGGGGCTACTATAGGGTATCTCCAGTTAGAGACAGCTGCAGGTACAATGAATAATGAAAAGAGTAATGCGTTTAACGAAAACAGCTTTACTTTTGAAAAAAATACAGAATTGATGGATGAGATATATGAATATATTATCGGAATAATGGATGAGATAAAAGCTTTGTAATTGAGCCTTGCGGGGCACAACTGATCAAATGTTTGTAAATAATGAGTTTTTAATTCATGTTTAGTAAGCATCATCTTGGCGGATGGTGCTTTTTTCATGCCTGAAGGGAGGTGAGGATAATGGCAGGTAGCAGAATAAAGGGGATAACCGTAGAGATCGGCGGTGATACAACTGGTCTGGATAAGGCCTTGAAGAGTGTCAACTCCACGATCAGGACTACGCAGACCTCCCTGAAGGACGTCAACAAGCTCCTGAAGCTTGATCCCACCAACACCAACCTCGTCACCCAGAAGCAGAAACTCCTGAAGGATGCCATCTCCGCAACGAAGGAAAAGCTGGATGCCTTAAAGACAGCTCAGGAACAGGCAAAGCAGCAGCTGGAAGAAGGAAATCTTGGCCAGGACAAGTATGATGCCCTGCAGCGGGAGATCATCGAGACGGAAGAAGAGCTGCGGCGTCTGCAGCAGGAAGCCTCCAACACCAGCTCTGTTCTTGCCAGTATTGATGAGACAGGGAAGAAGCTGGAAAAGGTCGGCGACTCTATCACCAGTGCAGGGAAGAAGGTCATGCCGGTTTCCGCCGCAGTCGCAGGCGTCGGTGCTGCTGCCGTCAAGACCTCTGCTGACTTCGATTCCGCCATGAGCCAGGTCGCAGCCGTTTCAGGAGCGACTGGTGATGACTTCAACGCGCTCCGGGACAAGGCTCGTGAGATGGGAGCCAAGACTAAGTTCTCAGCTTCCGAGGCAGCAGAGGCGATGAACTACATGGCCATGGCTGGATGGAAGACCGGTGACATGCTTGGTGGTGTCGAAGGCATTATGAACCTGGCTGCTGCATCCGGTGAGGACCTGGCAACCACCTCGGACATCGTGACGGATGCCCTGACAGCCTTTGGCCTGTCTGCACAGGACTCAGGTCACTTCGCAGATATTCTCGCAGCTGCCTCCTCGAATGCCAACACCAACGTCTCCATGATGGGTGAAACATTCAAGTATTGCGCTCCGATCGCAGGCGCGATGGGATACTCCGCGGAGGATACTGCACAGGCAATAGGCCTTATGGCGAACAGCGGCATCAAGGGAAGCGCCGCAGGTACAGCCCTCCGGACTGTCATGACAAAGCTCCAGGGCGATCTTACCCTTTCTGGGAAGGCTTTTGGTGATATGACAGTCAAGACTGCCAATGCCGATGGATCCATGAGGAGCCTCAACGATATCCTGGCGGACTGCCGTGTCGCATTCGGTCAGATGACAGAATCGGAGAAAGCCGCAGCGGCAGAGTCCCTGGTCGGGAAGAATGCCATGTCTGGGTTCCTGGCCCTGATGAACGCGGCACCAGCGGATATTGATAAGCTGCAGGGTGCGATCAGCACGTGCTCTGATGAAATAGACGGATATAACGGGACGGCAGAAAAGATGGCTGCCGTCATGCAGGACAACTTAAATGGTCAGCTCACCATACTGAAATCTCAGTTGGAGGAGCTGGCCATTTCTTTTGGTGACATGCTCATGCCAGCCATCCGAAGGATTGTGACAGCGATCCAGGGATTTGTCGATAAGCTGAACGGCATGTCTGAGGGTCAGAGGAACGCAATTCTGAAGATAGGTCTATTCGTAGCAGCCTTGGGCCCTTTCCTTATAATACTGGGAACGTGTATAGCCAAGATCGGTATTGCCATGCAGGGCTTTGTGAAGCTGGCTGGAGCCTTTGGAAAGCTGAAAGTTGCTGTGTCCGGAGCCAACGGGATACTCGGGAAGATTGGTGCGGCCCTTGGAGGCATATCGGCACCAGTCGTTGCGGCCGTCGCGATCATCGCAGTCCTTGTGGCTGCGTTTATTCATTTGTGGCGGACAAACGACGACTTCCGGGAGTCCATTATCGGAACCTGGCAGCGAATCAAGACGGCGGTCAGCTCTTTTGTAAATGGCATCAAAGAGCGCTTGGCAACCGTGGGGATTACCTTCACCAGTGTTTCGAATACGATCAAAAAGGTATGGAATGGACTGTGTGATGTTCTTGCACCTGTGTTTGAAGGAGCCTTCAAGAACATCGCCACCATCCTCGAGACAGTCCTGGGCGTCCTTACAGGAGTCCTGGACGTGTTCATTGGCGTCTTTACCGGTAACTGGGGCCAGGTGTGGACAGGTGTGAAGGAGATCTTCACATCCATCTGGAACGGAGTGAAGGGTGTTTTCTCTAACACCATGGAGACTCTTAAGGGTGTGGCCGATGCAGTTCTCTCCTGGTTTGGTACGAGCTGGAACCAGGTGTGGACGGGCATCAAGAGCTTCTTCGAAGGCATCTGGAACGGCATCGCTGCCTTCTTTACGAACATTTGGACCGGCATCACCACGACAGTCACAATGGTTCTCACCGGGATCCAGTCCTTCTTCGTATCCATTTGGGAAGCTATCAAGGGAGTCATCGTAGGCGCTATGACTGCGATTCAGGCTACGATGGGGTCCATCTGGGATGCAATCTCTGGGACGGTCACGACGGTATGGGAGACCATCAAGAGCATCATCCAGGTGGGTATCCTGTTTATTCAGGAATTGCTCTCCGCAGCTTTTACTATACTGACCCTCCCCTGGCGATTCATCTGGGAGAACTTCGGAGATACACTGACCGCTGCCTGGGAGAAGATCAAGTCAATCGTCACCTCAGCGCTTGACGCGGTAAAAGGTGTGATCCAGTCCGTGTGGAATGCGATCGTCGCCTTCTTGTCACCAATCCTGAACACCATCCGAGAAGCTTTCTCGACTGCGTGGAATGCCATAAAGACTGTTGTCACGAGCGTAGTGAACACCTTAAAGAGTGTCATCCAGACAGTCTGGAATGCGATCAAGTCTTTCTTCACGACAGTTCTGAACAGCATAAAGCAGCTGTTTACAACCATCTGGAATTCCATCAGGCAGACGATCACTACAGTGACAGATGCCATCAAGACGAAGGTCAGCACGGTATGGAACGGGATCAAGACCACTGTCACTACAGTGATGAATAACATCAAGACCGTTGCCAGTACCGCATGGAACGGTGTGAAATCCACCATCTCCACCGTTGTTGATGCGGTTAAAAACAAGGTGACTACAGTCTTCAATGCGGTCAAATCCACCGCGGCAAGCATTTTTGATGGCATCAAAGGGAAGGCAACAAGTACCTGGAACAGCATCAAGGAGGCTATTGTACGGCCCGTGGAGAAAGCCAGGGACCTGGTAAAGAACGCGATCGACAGGATGCGGTCCTGCTTCAACTTCCATTGGAGCCTTCCGCATTTGAAACTGCCGCATGTCCATATCTACGGCCACTTCTCATTGCGTCCACCGTCCGTACCACACTTTTCTGTGAGCTGGTACAAAGAGGGTGGTATCATGACCAGACCGACGATGTTCGGCATCAACGGGTCGAGCATCATGGCAGGAGGAGAAGCAGGCGCGGAGGCAATCCTGCCTCTCAAGGGTTTTTACGATCAGCTTGCCAGTATGCTCGATGAGAGGCTCAACATGTCCGGTATGGAGCGGTATCTGGCGATCATAGCAGACAACAGCAGCAAGGGGATCTACCTAGAGGACGGAACGCTCGTGGGGCACCTTCTTCCTTCGATCGATTCTGGACTTGCGAGATATTCCATGAGAGGAGGGCGTGGGAATCGATGAACAGCATATTTACCGGTGCACTGATCGGTGATGAGCACACCCTCCGGGACTGGGGAGCCGTGATCACGAACAGCGATGTCATTGCCATGCCGGAGCCAAACACAGTCCTTTTGGAAGTTCCGGGCAGAAGCGGCAGGCTTGATCTCTCAGAAGTCCTGACGGGGGATATCTCTTACGGGAACCGGGAGCTCAAGATGGAGCTTGCCGCCAGGACCAATAAAAGCAAGTGGACAGATACATGTCTGCATATCTTCAATAAATATCATGGCCGGGTCGTCCGCATCACCTTCGATGAGGATCCCGGCCATTACTATGTGGGCAGATGCTCAGTGTCTAATCCGCAGCGTCTCGGAGCGGCTGGGAAGCTGACAGTGACGATCGATGCAGAGCCTTTCAGGTATGAGCAGGAACTGCATGTGGAGACATTCTCAAGCTCTACCACTGCACTCTCAGATACAGTTGAGAACCTGCGTATGCCTGTGTGTCCAACAGTTACTGTACCTGTTGTCTGCCAGCTTTTCCATGACGATAAGGTGTATGAGCTCACAGCAGGAGAGCAGGAAGTTCCAGGCCTTGTCCTTCATCCGTTTGATAACGAGTTCTCTGTGACGGGGAGTACCAGCATCACGTTCTCGTTTCGAAGGGGGTGTTTGTAATGTATCAGATTTATCTGGAGGGAGAGCTGTTCTATGATCCGCGTATCCCGGAACTTGCTCTGACAAACCTCACCTGCGAGCTGGAAGTCAATAAGACCGGGACGCTAAAGTTTACGATCCCCGCCACACACCCTAAGAAGGATAGCCTCCGGAAGATGTACTCAGAGCTGTCTCTCTACCAGGATGATGAGTGGCTGTACTCCGGTAGGGTGCTGACAGATGAGGCCGACTTTTACGGGAACAGGTCAATCGAGTGTGAAGGAGAGCTATCTTACCTCCTGGACAGCATCCAGAGGTACCGCGAGTATCACGACATCACTGTAGAGGATTACTTCAAAGACCTTATCCGGAATCACAACTTGGATGTGGACAGCCGAAAACGGTTTACAGTTGGTCAGGTGACAGTGGTCGATAATAATGACAGTCTGTACAGGTACTCTACATACGAAAACACATGGAAGACCATCGAAGACCGGCTGCTGAACCGCCTCGGTGGCTATATCCGCATCAGGCATGAAGGGAGTACAAGGTATATCGACTACATCGAATCCTACGATCATACCTGTGAGCAGGAGATACGTTTTGGAGAGAACATCCTTGACCTTGCGCAAGAAGTAAACTGTGACAGCCTGGCAACAGTCATCGTTCCTCTGGGGAAACGCGATGAGGAGACAGAGGAGAGGCTCACCATCAAGGATGTAAACGAAGGCCGGGATTACATCGAGGATACGGACGCCATTCTGAAGTACGGCAGGATCGTGAAGGTCGTAGAGTACGATGACGTCACCCTTCCTGAGAACCTTCTGAGGAAGGGGCAGGATGTCCTGAATCGCCAGAAACTCCTCATCTCCACGATCACGATCACAGCCATTGACCTGCATCTTCTCGACATCGATATAGAACGATGCAAAGTGGGCGACAGGATCCATGTGATCTCCGAGCCTCATGGCCTAGACGATTACATGGTTGTCCAGAAGATCGACCTTGATCTCCTAAACCCGCAAAACTCCAAGATCACACTTGGCGCGACGCTCATCACCCTGGCTTCATCTATGAGCCGTGGTACCGCGGCAGTACTGACTTCTCTGCAGGAGAATTTCACAGCCTTCAGGCATGTGGTGACGGATAAGCTCCAGGCTACGAACGCACAGATCGATGCCCTTCACACCGACTTGGCAGAGATCGACGGCCTGATCGCACAAAAGGCAGACGTGGCTGACCTAAATGCCACAAACGCGAACGTGGCGGAACTCCAGGCAGCGGATGCGCAGATACAGCACCTGGTCGCTGAGAAGGCAGGCATTGCGGACCTCAACGCGACAAACGCTAACGTCAGCGCACTGCAGGCGGCGACGGGAAACATCGAATCTCTCTTGGCAGGCAACGCCGGCGTTGGAACTTTGGAGGCAATCCACCTGACAGGTGACAACATCGTTATCGAAGATGCGACCATAACCCAGGCTGTCATTGATGATCTTATGGCTGGAAGGATCAGTGCTGCGACGATCTATACAGACTTTATCAAGATCGGCTCCAGGGATGGGGCGCTTTCCATTGACGGCGCGACCATGCAGATCAAGGACTCTAATGGGACGGTCCGTGTGCAAATCGGTAAAGATGCTTCCGGAAACTTCTCCTACTACCTCTGGGACGCTTCCGGGAATCTCATCTGGTCTCCTGATGGTATCACAGCAGACGGTGTACCGGACGGCCTCATCGTCAATAGCATGGTGGCAAACAATGCTGCGATCGATGGCAGCAAGCTCAACATCCAGTCCCTGGTAAGAGAGCTTGAGGATGACGGTACGCTTTCCGTTGATGCCTCCCGTGTCATCATGGACGATACGACTCTGGAGGCAAACTACCAGACCATCACACAGCAGATCGCAGATGGGGCGCAGACAACGCAGACACTGCAGACAGCGGTCCAGGAGGTCCAGGGGCAGATCACATCAAAGGTCTGGCAGTCAGATATCACGGAGGCTACAACACCTCTGGGCAGCAGGATCACAGAGCTGTCAGATCAGTACACGTCCCAGCAGCAGACGATTAACGGGCTGACCACAGAGATTGGTGATGTCCAGACATCCCTGGAGAGCAAGGCGGATGGGTCAACAGTCCAGGCTCTCACCGGCCGCGTGAACCGAGTGGAGGAGACAGCAGAAGGATTCTCCCGCTCGATCTCTGATATTAAGACAGAGGTCGATAAGGGTGTGACGGATATCACGATCTACTATGCTCTGAACGACTCCGACACGGTTCCACCGGTCATCGATGATCCAGGATGGAGCACAGATGTACCTGAGTGGATCGATGGGACACACATGTGGCAGAAGACCGTCACCACATACGCTACCGGGTCCTCCAGGAACGATATCGTTCTGACCAGCTGGTATGAAGCGACGGCAACTGCGCTCGAGAGAGCCACAGATGCCAAGAACAGCGTCGACAACCTTGACCTTGGAGGAAGGAACCTTCTGCTCAACAGCAGCTTCACGAACAATTACGACAAGTGGACTGTGGATGCGCATGAGATTGTGGTGGAGGATGATCTGGTTTGTGGTCATGTCGCGGGGGTCCTTGGAGAGATGCACAATGCTTCTCAGTCCTTCTTCGAGAGGATCAAGGGAGACAACCTCACACAACTTTATACCATCAGCGCGGACATTAAGCTGGTGGACTATACGCCTGGAAGTACGAATCCATACCTGGCGCTCTACGTCAGCGGCAAATACGATAACAACGGTACACAGTCCTACCTGGGAGCAACTTATGTCGGTGGAACGGTTCAGGGTGTGGAGAACAACCTGGCACCATTCACGGACCAGGGGTGGGTGCGCGTCACCTATATTTTCCGTTTCCAGCATGAGCCGGTCGAGATGAACTTCTACATCTACTCACGGGACTGGGAAGGTGATCTCTACTATCGGAACGTCAAGCTCGAGCGTGGAAACAAGGCAACGGATTGGACGCCTGCTCCGGAGGATACCACACAGGAGATTAATGACTCCGCAGAACTTGTGAAGTCTTACGCGGAGAGTGTTGTGGACCAGCGGGCTGATGAGCTTCAAATCTCTGTTACGACTGTCACTGGAGAGCTTGCTACTGACATACAGGCGACGAAGGCTTCCCTGGCGCAGACGAACGAAAACATGTCTGAGTCGATGGGGACGCTGTCTAAGAGGATATCCGACCAGGAAGATGCACTGCTCGACTATAAGCATGAGACGAGCACCTATTTCCGGTTCAATACAAATGGGCTGAACATCGGCAAACAGGAAGACGGGGATGAGTCTCCGTATTCGATCAACATTGATAATGAGAAGATGGGCTTCTTGCAGAACGGCCTAGAGATTGCATACGTCCAGTACAACAAGATGCATATCAACGCGATCGAGGCTATGGACCGAATGTCAGTCGGTGCTGCTGCTGACGGAGGTTATTTCGACTTTATCAGTACCGAGTACGGCATGGGCATCAAGTGGAGGGCCGTAGAGACACCCTCAGAGTCAGAGGGGACAGAGGAAGGGAGTTGATAAGATGTCACTTACAAAGAGAACATGGACGAATGCCTTTGGATCGCCGACGTTTACATTCACCGGGTCCGTATCTGGGGCAACAACGAAACTCACCATCGTGTTTGAAGCATCGAGCTGGATCTCAGGCGTCCAGGACACGATCTACGTGTATGTGAATGGAACCAGACAGTCCTGTAGCTGGACGACAAACAAAACAGAAACGTTATTTGAAACCTACAAGATCAAGATGACCAGCTCGCAGATGACGATCTCGAAGCCGTTCTTCACCTTAAAGCTGACAGATTCCAAGAGCGGCTCAAGCCTTTATGATTCGACGTTTTCCTTCTATGAGATCGAAAAGGCCGCGGATTCGGCAACCACATCCGGCGGAGTCATGGATGGCAGCACGAAGTCAAAGGTGGTATTTACAACCTCTGTGACGGACGCAACCTATAAGGCTACCTTCACCCTGGGGTCAAACACCGCGACCGCAACATCGAGCTCAAAGACGCTGGAGTATGCATTTCCTCTTTCCTGGTGTGCAGCATTACCCAACAAGACATCAGGAACTGCCAGTATAGCTTGTCAGGTACTTTTTGGAGGGCAGGTCTATAAGACCTTCAACACGTCGATCTCGGTATCTGTCCCAGCCAGTGTAGTACCAACCATCTCCTCATACACACTGGCGGATATAGCGAGCTCAATTGTGCCATCCTCCTGGAACATCTTTCTTCAGCATAAGAGCGGGGTGCGGATGACAGCACTGAACTGTGCTGGAGCTCAGGGCTCGACGATCAGCTCAGTCAGGCTCCAGGTTGGAGAGCAGTCGGTTTCTAAAGCGTATTCCGCATCCGCGTTGCCTCAGATCGATACGATCACACAGAGCGGAAGCCTGGAGGTTACGGTAACGATCACAGACAGCAGGGGGCGTGAAGGCGAGAAGACAGGCACGGTTACGTTCGTACCGTACTCAGCGCCAAAATTCAAGAGCTGCATCAGCGAGCGGTGTGATGCTACGGGTGAGATCGATAATGACGGAGTCTACTTCCGCAGCACAACGACAGTGGAGTATTCCTCCTGTGACGGGCATAACAGCATCACCATGTCGGTACAGTATAAGAAGACAGATGCCGCCACATACAATACTCCTGTTGAGATCACTCCTGGAGTGAACGTCTGCGGAGGAGACCTGAACACGGAGTTCTCTTACGACGTAGTCTATACGGTCAGTGACCAGTTCACGACGGTTTCCTATATTGACTATGTTTCCACCGGAATTTACCTAATGCATTTCCTGCATGGAGGGCACGGTGTTGCGTTTGGTCAGAAGGCCACGATCCAGGACTGCGTGGATTTCAACTTTATGGCTCTCTTTAGAAAGTTTTGTAAGTTCACGGGTATTGCAAAATTTGAGAGCTCCGACACCGACCGGGTGGTGATCAACGATAACTCGAAGGCCAGTCCCATCATGGTAGACCCGGACGGGAGCGGTACGCTATATCGCGTGGCGACATCCAAGGACATCGAGTACATGGACCTGGATGAGGATCCCTTCCCGTGGTCAAGAGACTGGTATCTGCTGAATGCTATCAAAGAAGTCGGATGGGAGAAGGATGTGATCGTATAAGAAGGAAGGTGATGAAAGATGATCGATCTGAAAAAAATGCTCATAAAGCTGCTGGATTCTACGCGTCGGCTCTCTAGCTGGAACAAGATCGACCCTGACGCGGTAATAGCCAGCAGGCTTACATCCGCAAACATTGCCAGCGAGAACAGAGCTGATGTGAAACACTTTATTGCCACGTCTTCTATGACGGAAGGAAAGCCACCTGCTGACGGGAACATCCTCTCATTTGGATGGGACAATGGCAGTAACTGGGACACACAGCTTGCGGTACTTCATGGGGATCCTCCCGTATTATGTACAAGGTATAAATCAGACAGCTCATGGCACGGCTGGCACGAGGTTGGATATATTCCGGACAGGAAAACGATCACTGGTTCAGGAAGTAAGGCGATTGCATCAGGAGCATCTGGCGCTTCCTTTGAACTTTGCAGCGTTACCTTGCCTGCTGAACTGCATGGAAGCACCTACCTAATCATTTCACGTGTCGGGTCAAACTCAGGAAAAGAGGTGACGTTACTGAATGCGCAGAGACTGAAGAGCGGGAGTCTCAGCATGACCTGGCTTACGGAGTCGCGAGTTACGACTACGTCCGGACAGGGAGTATTCGCCATTGGGGTTGTTAAAACGAAACCAAGTACAGCGGCAGTGATCAAGGTGGACGCCTATAACTACACCAATAATATAGGAGCGTACACAATATCGGGAACAATGGTCGCAGTTAAGTTGTAGGGAACGATTATCGTTCTCTTTTTTAATGGAGGATTTTGTTATGAAAGAATTTTGGAATATTTGTCAGCTCCTTTTCACCTTTGTCGGGGGATGGCTCGGTTACTTCCTGGGCGGATGTGACGGGCTCCTTTACACCCTGTTTATCTTCGTCACAACGGACTATATCACCGGTCTTATGTGTGCCATTGTTGATAAAAAGCTTTCGAGTGAGACGGGATTTCGCGGGATCATGCGGAAGGTGATTATCTTCCTGCTGGTCGGGATCGCCCAGATGGTCGATGTCAACGTGATCAGGAACGGCAGCGTCCTTCGGACGGCGGTGATCTTTTTCTACCTGTCCAACGAGGGTGTGAGCGTCCTGGAGAATGCCGCGCACCTGGGGCTTCCCGTCCCGGAGAAACTCAAAGATGTCCTGGAGCAGCTCCACGGCCGGGATGAAAACGGAGACCGCAATGAATAATAAACCGGAAGATAAAGAGAGAACCGTTCAAAACCATTTAGGGGATTGACGGTTCTCTCTTTTTTATGATCTGTCTGGATGCCTTTGTCACTGAAGAGGGTCCCGCGTTACAGATGACAGGGAGGGCTGTTTATTGCAAACTCCCTCCCATCAGCCATCGTGCCTTATTCCGAAGTCCTATATCCAGTGAGCAGAAGTTCATGAAATACTCCTTCATCCCGGGTGAGTCATCATCCGCATTCATGTCATATCGCGGACTTATATTAAGCAGGATCTCTTTCAGGAGGGAAAGGCCGTAAATAATGCGATTGTCCAGGTATGTGCTCGTGAACATCTCCAGGACTTCGTCCAGACACTCATAGGCATAGATGGCGGTCAGAAGGTCGACCATGTTCTTTTCGGTAAAGGGGACTGAGAGCTTCTCATCCGGTGAAGGGCATTCTGCCGAATGGCTTTTATATGCCTCAAAGGCATTTGGTGAGCCTGAAAGGATACGGGCTTTACAGAGCGGGTCCAGGGACTCATCTTCAAGAACTTTCGTAAAGTACTGTATATTGTCTGAGTATATTGGCGACAGATCCTTCAGCAGTGTTTCAATGCGTCCAAACCCAAGAATGATCCTGTTCTTTGGATCGAGCGCGTCACCGAGAGATAGTACTGTCTTTAAATCCTTAAAGGCATCATATGCCCTGAGCAGACAGGCCATGTCGGGTGCGGTAAAGGTGATCGACGGTGTAAAAGCACATGTTATACCTTCAGTATCCGGGCTGGCATCAGGAATATCCGCACCTGTCCTTTGCAGGTTTGTGAACTCGGTATTTGCCATATGACTGTAACCCATCAAAACTGACGCAGCCTCTTCGGCCTTTAAATGCCTGTACTCCAGGAGGTAGGTTAAAAGGTCATTCTCATCGACCTGGACGGTGTTAAGGAAGGGGCATAGGTCATATATTAAGGAATCCAGATGCAAAAGCTCCTGAAGAAGAGGGACGTCCGGAGCCATGTTTGTGGCTGTGAGAAAAAAGTCCTCGATCCATAGGCTGGCCTTATATGCATGGAGCAGGTCGACCATGTTTTTATAAGTAAAGGGTAGCGGATCATTATTCTGAGAACCGGACGCTGCCAAGGCGTCAGTTATGCCGTCCTGAGTTAAGAAAGAAGCAGCTCTCTCCAGGTTCTTTTTGTTTTGATTCTTCATGTATATCCTCCGTTAATGCAGGTTGTTTGTTCGTTCCGGACGTCCATATGAACAGCATATGAGGGGAACTGGTCAGATGCAAAACTTAATTACTTAACCCCGCAGTTTCGTGAATTTCGCATAAAACAGTTAAGTAGATTAACTTGAATAAACCATAAATACGAACTTGCTAAACCGTCCTGTCCGGAGAAACTCATAACCGCGAGGAAAAAGATAGTGACGAATGATAAGAGGCAAAAGTGCCCCTGCCTTTTGTCTTTATACGGAAGATACGTCTTGTCAGATACCACCAAAAACAGCCGAAGAGAAAAGCCGGTATTTCTCCGTTTTATCCGGGGGAATCCGGCTTTCTACCTAATTATATAAGTTGCTATCTCTGGGAATGCAGAGGTAATATGCCACTGACCCGGAGGAGGGCAGTTACGAGCGTGATCACCTGCGGGATCTGACAGAAAGGAGAAACGCATGAAAGCAGTCAAAGTCATGGTGAATGGGGGAGCCACCGGGTTTCGGCCCATGACGAGGAACATGCCCTGGAATGCTACCCGTCCCACTCACGTGCAAAGACCGCACGATAAGGCACCGGAACCAGCGCCCATGCAGGTAGAGCGGATCGCGCCGATCATCCCACTAAAGAAGCCGCGTGTGTGCTGCTACTGCCGGGTATCGACCCTTTTGGATTCGCAGGAGACATCCATCGAAGGGCAGCGGGAGCATTATGAGACCCTGATCAAGGGGAACCCGGAATGGGAATTTGCCGGCATCTACCTCGAAGCCGGTGTGAGCGGCACCAAGGCGGAGATTCGACCGGAACTGCAAAGGCTCATTGCCGACTGTAAGGCCGGGAAGATCGATATCATCCTGACCAAGTCCATCAGCCGATTCGCCAGGAACACATCCGACTGCCTCGAAATGGTAAGGCTCCTCACCTCCCTCGGTGTTGCCATCCACTTTGAGAAGGAACAAATCCATACCGATGACATGCATTCGGAGTTTATGCTCAGCATCCTCGCCTGCCTTGCAGAGGACGAGAGCCACAGTATTTCCGGCAACATGAAATGGAGCATCAGGAGAAGGTTCCAGAACGGCACCTACCAGCAGGCAGTTGCCCCATACGGATACCGGTGGGAAGAAGGGAAGCTGGTTATTGTCCCGGAGGAGGCAAAGGTGGTGCGGGAAATCTTTGACATGTCCCTGCGGGGGCTGGGCTGCAGGAATATCGCACGAGAACTGAGCAGGAAAAAGGTGCCGACAGCCCGGGGTGGAGACTGGAGCCAGATGACGGTCCGGGACATGTTGAAAAATCCGGTCTACACAGGGGATACCCTCTACCAGAAATCCTACACGGATGAGGCCTTCCGGCAGAGGAAGAACAAGGGTGAGCTGGATCAATATTATGACCAGGATCACCACGAAGCGATTATCAGCCGGGAGGATTTTGAGAAGGCGCAGGCCGCGATGGGGCAGCGGGCAAGAAGGGTTGGTTACAGAGGAGTGGAACAGAGACGCAGCTCCAACCGGTACTGTTTCACCGGTATCCTATTCTGCAAATCCTGCGGATCAGTGATGCACCGGCAGCCTCGCATCAAAGTACGCACCACCTGGGTGTGCCACAAGCATTCGATGCATCCGGATCTTTGCCGGATGAAGCCGCAGAGCGAAGATGACCTGAAACGGGCCTTCATCAACTGCCTGAACAAGATCGCCTGGTCGCAGGGCCGGGACGGGGGCGTGCTGGATATCTACGAAACCATGCTCGGAAAGACAGAGGCGGAAAAGAACGCAGAGCGCCTTGTGGAGATCGAGAAGGAACTCACAGAGAACCGGAACGAGACAAATAAGCTGTACGCCATAGTCATGCGGGAGCGCTTCCTTCCGGAGCACCGGGAGAAGAAAATGTTTTTGACCAGACAGGCACAGGATCTGATGGCGGAAAAGAACCGGATCCTGATTTCAGGAGCGCCGGACGGCACCCTGCAGCAGCTGAAGACTTTCATTGGAGGATGGAGGATCACGGATGATCCGGCAGCTTTTCCTGAGGCGGTCTTTACTGAGTTCGTGGAGCACTGCACGGTGCTCCAGGGAAAGATGGTCACCTTTGAATTTCGATGTGGCCTGAAACTGACAGAGCCGCTTTGCGAGAGCATTTTGGAGGATGAAAAATGAGTGAAAGGGATCTCAGAAGCCGGGCAAGAATTCCATACGGATATCGGATTGAAGGCGGCGCAGCTCAGGTCGACCAGCAGGAAGCAGAAGTTCTCAAGCGCTACTTTCAGCTCTTCCTTTCCGGGTTGCCAATGTCGCAAGCTGCAAAGGAAGCCGGGCTTTCCTGTTCGCCTTCGACGTTCCGGAGCCTTCTGAAAAAGAAGGAGTACACAGGGACGGAGGATTATCCGGCGATCATCACAGAGGATTATCAGAACAAGCTGATCCGGGAATATGAGTCCCGGAAGGGAAAGCAGGTGCGGGTCGCACCGACGCATCCAAAAAAGGGTGTAAGGATCTACAAGGAATTTCAACTGGCGCAGATGCGTAACTATATCCCAAACGATCCGGCCGGCTGCGCAGCAGCACTCTACCAGCGTATCAGGCCGAAAATGAAACATATGGAAACAAGCACACCGGGCAGGTAATCTGTCCGGTATTTTTTTATGGAGGTACATATGGCGGTACAGGTGATCAAGGCAACCAGGCAGGTCCCGGGCAAGACGACTGGAACAACGAGAACAGTGGAGAAACTGAAAGTGGCAGCATACTGCCGCGTCTCCACAGACAGCGACGAACAGGAGACTTCCTACGAAGCCCAGTGCAGGCACTACACGGATTTCATTAACGGGAATCCTGGCTGGGAGCTGGCAGGCATTTATGCCGACGAAGGCATCAGCGGAACATCCACCAAGCACCGGGAGCAGTTCAACCGAATGATCGCAGACTGTGAGGCGGGAAAGATCAATATGGTGATCACGAAGTCCATCAGCCGGTGGGCGAGAAATACCATCGACTCCCTGAAGAACATCCGGAAGCTGAAGGATCTCGGCATTCCGGTACTATTCGAAAAAGAGAACATCAACACAATGGATACGAAGGGCGAGGTGCTCATCACGATCATGAGTTCACTGGCCCAGCAGGAATCTGAGTCCATTTCCAAAAACGTGCGGATGGGCATTCAGTACATCTTCCAGCAGGGAAAGGGACGGCTCAACACCGCACAGTTCCTTGGGCTGGATAAAGGGGAGGACGGCAGGACGCTGGTAATCATCCCGGAGGAGGCAGCGCTGGTGCGCCGGATCTTCCGCGAGTACCTGGAAGGGTACAGTCCGAACATGATCGCCAACGGGCTTATGCGTGATGAGATCCTTTCTCCGGCAGGAAAGCCGACCTGGTACCAGAGCACGATCGACAGCATCCTGAGGAATGAGAAGTACTGCGGTGACCTGCTTTTACAGAAATACTACGTGGTCGATGTGTTAAGCCATAAGCTGGCAAAGAATGAAGGCCAGCTTCCTCAGTACTTTGTGGAGAATGCACACGAGCCGATCATTCCGAAGGAAGTGTTTTACCAGGTACAGGGAGAACTGCAGCGCCGGTCGATGCTGAAGTATGATCCAGGGAGGATCCGGTATGGAGCCAAGGTGGCGCTGACCGGCAGGTTGGTCTGCGGGAAATGTGGGAGGAAGCTCAAGCGGTACACAAATCCTGACCCGATGCGTACAGACTGGCGCTGCCGGAAGCGGGCCTACGATAAGAAGTCCATGACCAAGGAGGTTGAAGCGAAATGCGACTGCCGGAATGCAAACGAGCGGGAAGTGCAGGAAGCGATCGTGATAGCCTTCAATGAGCTGCCGGGGTTCAGGGATGAGATGCTCCGTACACAGGGAGCGCTCCGGACCGGTGACCTGAAGCGGATCGACATCATGATCGAAGGAAATCAGGGACAACAGGAAAGGATCAACGAACGTCTGGATGCGATCGCAGATCATCAGAGTGAAGAGGCAGCGTACCTCACCGGCGAGTTGGAGAGGCTGGAAAAGGAGCGGATGGACCTCACACTGGAGCGGGCAGAGGTGAACCACCGGGAAGTGAAGATCCGGCTTCTTCTGGAGCTGATCGACATCATGAAAGAAAAGCACGACGAGAGCTACGGGATCGTGCACGAGAAGGAAGAGGACATCGGCAAAGGCGCCTGCTACGACTACGATGAATTCTTCCGCAGGACGCGAATGGAGCTGGCGGATGGGGTACTCGATGAAGAGGGCAGGCTT